AATATGACCATCACTCTTGGTTACAATACCTTTATAAAAAGAAGAGTCTTTAACTATAGATCTAATCTTTAATGTTTCCATGTCAGATTTAACAGCATCTAAGAAAGTTTTAACTGCTCTTTCCATATTAGTATCTGAGCCTTCTGCATGAATATATTCATCCATATTTTCATACAAGACATCTAGTGGTGTTGATTTTTTATATTGTGGACTATTAGAATCTACAACTTTTGCTACATAGAATAGTTTAGTACTATTTTTATCAAACAACTTTTGTAGTTCTGATAATGCTTTGTTTCTAAGTTTCTTATATTCTGTTCTACTTGATACAGATTCTTGTTCTTTATCTAAATAAAACTTAGGTGGTCTTGGTCTTGATCTTGCATCTTCATAACTTTTTGCAATTAATGAAAACCCACCTGCTTCAATTGCACTTAATTTAATCCTATCATAAGGATTTGACATATCTAAAAATAAAGGTTCATTACCTACACTTATGTCAATCTTATTCCAGAAAGTATTATTATCTGGTTTTAGTAACTTAACCTTATTCCAAAAATCTTTATCTTCTGGATCAAGAATATTAGATGCTAGTTCTGCCTCTAAGTCAGCAACTGTTGCTCTTATTTGTTTTACTTTAGCATCTCTTGCTTCAGGGAGAAGTTTTTTAACTTCTGGTGCAAATTCATTTAATCCAGTTAGATATCTACTGATACCATTAATCTCTAGACATGCTAATTGTTCTTGGTGCTTTACACCATCAAATAAACTAAGTCCATAATCTTCTAGACCCATGTTTTCAATATTTGCATTAAAATAAGGTTTCACAGCAACTTTTTCTTTTTTTGTTGCTGTTGGTACTTGTACCATTGTAAAATCACTTTTTGCCATTGGTTTTGTTTTTGTTGGTTATTAAAAATAGGCTGGCTTTTACACCAGCCTGGTTATTATAAGTCTTCGTATTTCTTATCTGTTTTTTGAACAGGTGCAGTCATTGACTTAGCAGCTGATGCTGAAGCCTCAAGAAGTGAATCTGCATAACTTGCTACTTTAGAGTATTTAGTTAATACTTCTTCTATAGTAGTTTTTTGACGCTCAATTTTTCTATCAAGCTCTTTCTGTACAAATTTATCTACAGTTTGATCTTCTTTTAATAAAGCAATTCTAAAAGCGCTAATAAAGTGATCTCTTGAATTACTAAAATAAAATTTAAATCTTGCTTCTTCTTTTTCTTTTTGAACAACTTTTTCATCAGATATTTCTTTAATAATTTCACCTGCTGCTTGCTCATCAATAGGTCTTGCTCCATCATTAAAAATTACATCTGCTTCTTGTTTTTCATTTTCATACTGTGTTTTATCAAACTCTTTTAGATTAGTAGTAGAGTCCATAACTGCTTGCTCCGTAACCCAACCTTGCTTTGCTGCTTCTGCTAATGTATAATCTTTAGCAGCAATCTTAACACCAGCATCTTTAGATACTGTTAATAAAGATTCAGTATACGCTTTTTCACTAAAAGCTGCATCTGTAAATGCTAACTCTTTTACTCTGTCATCTTTTATCTCAGCTTTCGCTGCATATAATTCAGCCATTTTTTTTTATTTTTTTAATTATGTTAATACTGGTATTACTCCTTCGTAACACAAGAATTCAAATTGACTAATAATCTCAGCTTCTGCTCTAGGAGTATTAGCTAATCCTGTAACTTCAAAATCAACAATACCTAATTCTGGAGTTCCTGTTGTATTTTCAACAACACTTAAACTATCACATTGAACTGTTTGCCCAAGTGTAGGACTTCCTGGATCTGTATCTCTAAATTCAGAACCATTTTGAAATACAGTAATTACATTTCCTATACTATCATCTAAAGCTTTAACAGTTCCTGAAAGTTTAAATGGAAGATAATAACCACCATTACCTTCACCAGGAACTTCTGGTATTCTTAATGTAGAAATTGTACTAAATGTATTTGTTGTTCCATCTAATGAACTAAATACTGTTAACTGCCATCCTTCTAAAACTACACCATCCGAATATTGAATTCTAGTTGCAGTCTTTTGCAAAGATTTTGGTAGACCAGAAGAAGCTTCTGCTGTTACTATTTCTGTACTACAAAGTTGTAAACCATCTTCAGTTTGAGCTAGTGCCTCATTTACATGAGCTAACCTTGCTAATTGTGCCTGACCATCTTCTCCTCTTCTTACTGCGGACTTAAGATATTTATCAGGGCTTTCTGCTTTTATTTTTTTTGTAAATGCCATTTTTTTAACTTTTTAATAAAAAAGGGAGAGGACGCTTCCTCCCCCTTTCTATGAGTTGTTTGTGTTATATTAGAATGATCCGCCAGTTACTGGGTTTCTCATTACAATCTTTAATACCTTAGTTGGGTCTTTTACCCAAATAGCTGGCATTGTTTGTGACATCATTACACGGTAACCATTAAACTGTCCAGAAGACTGGAAACCTTGTGATCTACCCATGTAGTCCATTGTACCATTTTGATACCACCATTTTAACTGGTTGTCCCACTCTAACTTCAACAAGAAGATGTTGTCATTAGTGTTATCAGTAATATCAAAGATGATGAATGAATAAGAAGATAATGGGAAGCCATCAATGATTGGGTTCTCAATATCATTAGTATTCACATTGTCAAATGCTGGATTAAGAACAAACTTAACATTTGCCAAGAATGGAATTACATAAGAAGTGTAAGCAAAACCAAAGTTCAAGTCCATACCTTGACCAGTGATTGCACCTATATCAGCAGCTTGGATTACAAGACCTGATGCTACAGCTTCTCTTTTAATAGCTTCATTTACCATTCTCATTCCACCCATACCAGTTTGGACAATTAATTGTCTGTTTGGATCTGGACCTTGAAACTCAACTTTTCCATTGAAGAAGTTGTAGATCTCAGAACGGAATAGATCTAGGTTAAAGTTATTCTTATTGTATACTCTTTTGAAAGAGTTGTCAAGCTGTTGCCAAAGACCTACAGATAATCTTAAATCATCTGGTCCGTCTTGTCTTACTCTACCACCTTGTCCCCACATTAAGTAACACTCAATGTCAGAAGCAATTTTGCTAAGGTGTGCAGCTTCCATTTGAGTTAAGAAAGTTCTAGAAAGATCACCATTATCAAATGCTCTTTTAACTTTATCTTTACCCATTACTTTTACCATGTCATCTAGAGAAGCAATAGAAGGATCCATTCCTTTATCATAAGTTCTCCAGATTTCTGTTACAGGAACAGTACCATCTGCATTCATTCCTCCTTTGATCATAAGATCTGCTCTAGAAGAAATAGAATAATGTACGTGAGCTTCAGCACCACCTACATAGTTATAAAATTCTCTGAAACCTGTTTTAGTTGTGATGTCAGAGAATCTTTCACCGTACTCACCTCTTGCAGAACCTTTTCTAAAGTACTTAGTACCGTTAGCTAAAAATGCTCTGTCAAAAGCTGCAGCAGTGTTATTGTTAACAAGCTGAACAGTGTAAACATAACCATCACCCATAGGAAGAATATCTTCATCAGTGATGTAAAGTTCAGTACCATTGTACTTGTCATAAGTAATAATGTCACCATGACCAAACTCTCTACGTGAAAGTTTAATGCGGAAAGTAGCACCATCTACACCAAGAACTACACCTGGAGTTGCATCTTCAACATCTTCAATAATATAAGGAAGATCATTAGATACTGGGGTTTGCCATTTATACTCACCACGAGCATTGTCTACCATGATTACATTTTTACCACCAAAGCTAGACATTTGATAAAGAGGCATTTCAACTTTCTGAGCCATTGCCCATAGGTCAACTGGACCTAAGTCCATTGGTTCTGCATCCTTCAACATGTTAACCAAGTGGTAAGAATCTACGTGTGAACTTGCGTTGTACGCTGTATCCCGTAGAAAGATACCATTGTTTAAAACTGGAGTTGCCATTTATTTATTTGTTTTTGTTTACTAATTAAAAATCACGTTTGAACATATTGTTCTTGCGTTGTACTGTTGGTTTTCTTCTTGTTGTTCTTTTAACACTGTCTGAAACATCTGGTGTTCTAGAAGCAGATGAAGAAAGTTTTCTTGATTGCTCTGCAGTTTTTAACTGTCTTGCAGTTTTTTCTACAGCTTGTTTAGCACCTACAGATCTTACTTTAGTTTTGTAACCTTTTGGATCTGCTAAAAGCCAAAGTGCTTCTGCAATCAAATCATGTCTTGGTTCTACAAATTGATACTTTTCTAATAAGTGTCCTAATAGGTTTGTAGGTTTACCAGATATAGAAGGGTAGTTAGGTTGAACTAGTCCTGAAAACAATAAACTTTGTGTTTTCTTATCTAGTTTTAAATCATCTAACTGACCTTGAGCAAGCGTATTATATACATTATCTTGATATGCTTTTGCTTGCTCTGCTTGTTGAGCTTTTCTTTGCTCTTGCTCTGCAAGCTGTTGAGCAACTATTTGCTCTTGCATTTTATCTAACTTAGGTTTAAACTGTTTAGCTTTTTTACTAAGTCTATCAAGATCTGCCCAATCTTGTATTTCAGCTTCTATTTCTTCTGGAGTTCCAAATCTTGTAGCATGAAGATACTGTCTTGCAATCTCTGCTTGATGAGTTTCATTTGCAGGATCAAGTTCCATTGTATCTTCTACTTGAGCTAAAGTTCTAAAAAGACTTTTTAAATCTTGACCTCCATCTGCTACATATTTTGCAGCTACTTGAAGTTCTTCAGGTAAAGACTTAAAAAACTCTTTTGGTGTATCTTGTCTTATTTGCTCTTCTCTTTGTTGAAAGTTAACTTCAAATAACTCTCTAAAGTCTTTAGCAGAATACTCTTCAATAGGTTTATCATCATCAAAAGGTAGTAGTGTACCTTCTTCAATCATTTTGTTTGCTAGATCAACAAGACCACTCTTGTCAGTTCTAGGTCTACCTACTGTAGATTCACCTTCTTCTTCAGCAGAAATCATCTCATCAAGTTCTGAAATAGTTTCTTCAACTGCTTCAGGAGTCATCTCTGCTACTGGTTCTTCCTTCTCTTCAGAAGTTTCAACAGGTTTGTCAATGAACGTTGTATCTAGTTCTTTCTCTCTAGAAAAAACTGTATTTTTTTCTTCTTCTTTTTCCTCTTCTGGAAGCATTACACTATCTGCGCCTGGCTGTCCAAAAATCTCATCAATGTTTACTTCAACTTGCTCTACCGTTGTAGATTCTTGTGGTTCTTCCACAGTGTTTTTTTCTTCACTCATTTTGTTGGTTTTGTTTATATAATAATATAATAAAATAAATCTTAAAGATTTAAAAAATTACAATATAGAATTAATAATTTTTTGCACTATATAGCTAACTAGGAATCACTATCCCTATTAACATCATATCTATTTTTATTTTCTCTTGCAATTTGCAATTGTTTATCTGCTATTTCCTTTTGAGCTTGAATCTTTTCTCTTTCAATTTGATTTCTAGAAGACTCATTATTCATTCTATTTACTTCTTTTTCTCTTTGGAGATCAGTTTGATCTTGATATTGTTCTGTCTTTCTAATATCTTCCATAGCATCCTGATAATCTGAGCGCATATTTTTATCTATATCTTGCATAGAACCATATCCTGCAGCTCTAATCTCAGCAATAAGAATATCTTTTCTTCTATCTTTCTCAGCTTCCTGAGCTTCAGCATTAAGTTTCATTTGTTCTTGTTGTTGTTGAGCTTGAAGTTGTTCTTGCTGCATTTGTTGCTGTTGTTGCATTTCTTGTTGTTTCTGCTGTTGTTGTTTTTGTTCAGCAGTTTTAAGAACAGTATTTAAACCAGCAACACTATCAGATTGAATGATCTTACCAAGATCATAGATGCTAGCACCTGTAGTATTATTTTGCATAGCTAATTGTTTAAGCTGCTCTAATACCGCTCTATGATTAGCTGTTGTACTACAGAATATATTTAAGTCTCTTAATAATAAATCTGTCCCGTTAATCTGAAAGTTTACTTTTTCATCTTGAGATGTAATATATGTTAGTCTTGCAGACGGTTTTGTACTATGATAATGTTGTGCAAGATTAGTTCTCATCTCATGTACTCTAGGCATAAGATAATCTGAGTGTTGGACAAAATACATTTCAGTTTGTGCATATGATGCACTTGCTGCTTGTTCTACACCAGTTGCTGTCATTTGAGAAAGCTGTTGACCCATTCTTTGCGGATTAACACCTATTACTTCATAAGCTTGCTGCTTAAAGTAATTAGCTAGTTGGATCCTAGACATGAGTCTATTAGTCTGATCTAAATCAAGCTTCTGAAAATGTTGGAAGTTTAATGCATTCTCTGTATTTGTAATAGATGTATCAAGAGGTAACATTTGGAAATCTTTCATGGCCACATAAGCCTTAGATAAATTACCTTTGCCCCAATCTTCACCTAATGAATGTTTAGGTAATGCATTTTGATCAAGCAAAATTACAGTTCCTAATTCATCAACTAGTATATCAGCTACCTGGTTATTCACGATATTATAACCAATCTGGTATGGCTTCATTAAGTCAATCAATGCTGTAGACTTAGTATTTCTATCTGAGAATACAGCTCCTTCACAAGGAAGTTTACAACCATATAATGAATTGTCACCTTTAAACTGGAACTTAAGTGGTCCCATATGATTATTATTAATACCTAAGTATATTGGACTAAAACCTCCAGGATTATTCATACCCCAATAGCTTGGAATATTTGGTCCTATTTTAATGCCACCGCATACTTCATTAATCCAGATCCAATCTATATGCTCACCATACAATAAATTATCTTTAGTTTTATTTTTAAATAATCTATTATCATAAATAGGCTTGTCTGTTACTTTATAATCTTCTGTAATAATTTCATTTATTACTTCTCCATTTTCTGTAATCTTAACTAGATGTCCTAGTTTTCTTTGTGACTTCCAATAAACATGAGTAACTCTAAGTAGATTTGTATCTGGTGAATCATACAAGTTTTCACTTTCACCTATAATATCTGCAACAACATCTCCACCATCATACATAGAAGAACTACCCATGAATGAAGTATACTGTCTCATTGCCAATGATGGCATTTCTGTATTCCATTGATGAGACTTAGTAGCATCATAAAAGCTACCATCATTTTGTTGACCAGTTATATTATAACCTGCTGATCTGACTGGATAAACTGCTTCCAATGCTTCAAGTTGTTCCTCTGTCATTAAGAAACCAAATTTATCTACTACATCTGCTGCAGTCAACATATCTGTTTTACCTACCCATTGACCATCTGATATATATCTTGTATCAGGAGATTTATGATAAAATGTTAAAGCTGGATTCCAAAGTTCTATTTCATAATCATCTTCCATCATATGAAAATGCCAGAACTCTCTATCTGTGATAAGCATGTCTCTAAAACCTCTTTCTTCTAGCTCATCCATTCTAAATCTTTCTACATCAACTTTATGTTGATGCTCTGCCCACTGTTCTACCATAGATCTATAATCTTTCTTAAAGAACTGTTCAATCTCTGGCAGTGACTTTAGATTATCAGGAGCCATTTGTTGCTGTGCTTCTTCACTACTTATATCTAGACCCTGTTGAACCATAGCAGCCATTATCTTAACTTGAGCATCAGCCATTAAAGTATTTTCTACCTCAGCTCTTTTTTGCTCAAGCATTTCATTATATGAAAACTCATCAACAGCTCTATAGGTTAATTTAGTTGATCTCTTAGCAAATTCTGCTACAAGCACATTTACAACATTGGGTATAATAGGATAAAATCTTAACTCAAGAGCATTATATGTATCATCAAGAAGATTATCTACAATGTCTTTCATTTCATTATCATCTTCAACTATATAGTCAGTTCTATCTATAATACCTTTTGCTAACTTGTAGTTTTTCATTAACCTCCTAGAATTTCTTCTAAGTTGTTTAAGACCATTCCACTCTAACCAATCAATATTCCAGGCATACCATTCTTGTGTTTTTTCTTTTTTAGGTAAGAATTGCAAAGGTTGAGTTAAAGAACCCATTTTGTTCTGCTTAACCTTAGCTCCTTTTTTTAATTGAAGTGCGTTATATACCTGCATAATTAATTAATTTATTTAGATCTTCTAGAACCTTTACTTGATGGTCTATAATTTTTTGCTGATGTTATTGAACCACCCATTGATCTCTCAACCTTAGCTGGTTTTCTTCTGTTATCTACAAAACGTTTTGCTTTATATTTAGGAGCACCCATTTCCATCATCATTTGCATATCTTCTAGTCTACCAATATTATCATAAATATCAAGATATTTAGCTTTTGTAGCCATTGGCTTTTTATATGCTTCCATATAAGTTACACCTTGATCTGCCAAAGCTCTACTTTCTTTTAATTGATCAAAATAGTCTCCTTTTATTCTATTATATCTACCAGTTTTTCTATCTATTCTATTAGTAAGATTTTGCATTTGCGCATTTCTAATTGCTTGGACTAATTTATTTTTAGAAGGATTCATAAGTTATTACTTTATATTTTTAAATGGAGAACGTTTAAAAGAACCTGATTTAAATTTTTTATATTTATTACCAACGTGTCTAAACGGACTACTCTTTAATTTATATAAATTTTCTGACTTTTGCAACTTTTTAGCAGCATCATCTAGTATAGTTCTCCGTTGATAACCCCTGTTAGATTCTTGAATTCTCATAAAACCAACCAAAGCTGCAAATGAAACTAATCTATCCACGTTAACACCATCAGCATATTCTCTCATTTCTTTGATTAACATAGGGTCTGGTATTCTTTCTATACCATATGTCTTTTTTACAACTGTACCATCTTCTTTAGTTTCTTCATCAATGACTTCTTTTGTAAACTCAATTGCATAAGATAATAAGTGTCCTTTAAATAAAGTACCTGTATTTTTCCAACCATATTCTTGAAAGACATTTGCATTAGCCCCAAGATCTTTAAGAAACATTATTTGACTCTTTGGTACTAAATACTTTTGTTTCTTTTTAGATATCATATAATTTATAAATAACGATATGTTATTTTCAATTACTGTCCATGCATTATACCATTCAATTATATGTTCTAATCTTTCATGGGTTTTATTTATATCATCAAATCTACCACACCAAGCTGCTACTATTTTACTTGGTTCTATGTATGTTTCAGATTCTACTCCAGTTACCTTAGTAACTTGTATAGAGTTTTTCATTACATAAATAGAACATAATGATTCAGACGTTGTAGTCTTACCCTCTGACACAGGGTCAATAGATGCATAGTATGTACCAAAATCTGGATTTGCCATAGGTCTTTCCCATACTACAAGACATCCTGTTTTATCCTCTGTCTTTTTATTTATAGGAAATTCTTTAATTGGTTGTTTATTAGACTTTCTAGATTGAAGCTGTCCTTTCTCATCTTCATATAGTTCTAAAAATTCATAACCATATTCTTTATCTTCTATTCTTTGTTGTTGTGCAGCAAGTAAATGTGTAGGAAATACAGATACTGACCTATGATCAAAAGCTTCTTTAATATTTCTAGGATGCTGAGATATTCTAAGCTGGTAGTCTTCTGGAGCCAAATCTCTTTTCCATTCATCAAATTGGTCCTCTAAAGCTACTAAAGCTTCTTCTACTTTAGAATTACCATAATCATCTATATGTGGAGGCATAGACCATTGCTCAGGTATAAATAAACCTGACAAACCTGAAGTACCTTTATCATCTATAAGATCAGTTTCTACAGCGTAAATATCTTTTGATGTAGGATTCATGATCATATCTTTTAAAGGATTACACTGTGACAAGTCACCCACTGATCCTGCTGCTATAAATAATCCTGTAGTTGTTAGACCTGATCTCATTGCAGGTCTCATATATTCATATGTTTGATCCATCTTAGGTGCAATACCTGCCTCCTCGTGAAAGAAGTATTTTACTGGACCCCCTACACCATTTGTTGGATCTTTCTCAAATGACATACCTTGTATTGTACCTTTGAGTCCTACTTCAGTTTTTCTATTACCTTTTCTAACTTCTATCTTCTGCTGCCACATCATAATTTTACTTGGATTCATTGGTCTATACCAAGCTGTGTGTTCATTTAAGAATGCAGCATATTCATCTAAAAAATTCCATGAACCTTTCTCATTTATATAATCTTTAAGACTTGCTCCTACTTTTAAAGTTACCCCTGGTTCAAACCATTGCTGATTTATAAGCTTTGCCATATGATAGTAAGAAGATGCTATCTGTCTTTTCTTAAGTATAGCTGCGTGTTTATAGTTTAGCTCTGCTAGTATCTCATATAAAGCCATATGATACTGTGCATCTCTAATGTCAGCAAAACCAAACTGCTGTATTTCTTTATTAAAGATTGGTAAGAAGTTTAGCCACATATAGTAATCTCGTGCAATATACCAAGTGTCTTTCTTAGATTTGTATATTACACCCTTTCTACATTTTAGCTTTTCACTATCCCAATAATTAATAAAGTCTTTTGATTTAAATGGTGAGTCACAATAGAATCCTTGAGTATTAAACTTAGTAGCTTCTGCATTAAACAGCTTACTAGTTTCATCAAACTTGTATTCACCAGGTTCTTTAAATATACCTTTTATAAAACCAGCAAAGTCTTCTCTAGACTCAAAACTTGTTTTAATCCAAACACCATTATCCCATGTAGGTATATCTTGATATATTTCACTTTTATTGATCATATCCTAAACCATAACCACCTCTAACTGAAGATTGTTGCTCTTCTTGTAAATCTTTGTACGCACCTTTAAATGAAGATCTAATCTGTTCAAACTTAGCAGCTGCATTTACTATAGAGTTAATATTACCGTCCCTACCATGTTCAATTGGCGTAGTCTGCATATATCTTCCTAATCTATCTAACATAGCTGCAATACCTTTGTATGCTCTAGAGGTTGGTGTTTCATACATGTTTTCACAAAACTTAAGTGCAGCATATATATCATCATCTTCTGTAGAAAACTCTGCATCTATTTGTTGTAATATTAAAGGTTCTTTATCTACTTCTGGTGTATGAAAAAATGGATTTACATCAGGACTAGGACATGTCATATAAAATAGATACTGATAGATCTTAAGGTAATCATCAGGATAGTTATCCATAATATCTTTAAGTGCTTTTAATGTATAACAGTGTTCAGTAGGAATTACTTTATCATTTTCAATATCAAATAATCTAATTACCATTTTATTTTAAGTTTTTTAAATAATGTAAAATTGCATGTACTTCATCAACTAAATAACTTACTGGAAGTATATTTACTTTTTTAACTATTGGATCACCATTATTATTTGTTTTTGTAATAGGATAGCCAAACTCATCTTCAGCTTCTTTTTCAAACTCAACATGGTAAATAAATATGTTCCCAGGTTTTAATTTAGGATTGTGCTTTAATATAATATACATATAAATACTGAGCTGTAAGCTATAGTGGTTAAAGTTACAATCATCCAAGTTGCTCACTGGTGCTTTCATTTTGTCACTTATACCTTCCCAATTTTTATATGATTCTTTCTTAATTTCTTTGTTAGTCTTATAATCTATAATATGCACTTTATTATTTATTACTTCAACTAAATCTGCTTGTCCACAAATACCTGCAGATTTTAAATAGACCATATGTTCTGGATAAACACCTGGGTCTAGCTTTTGTGATGATGATAATTTCTTACCATCTTTTAATGGTTGTGGTGGACATACTGGTATAGTCATACCATCTCTTTCAATTGATGCAAGTGCACATAGGTCAGACTCTCTTTGATTATGGTAAAATGTACCTAAGTCTGTAGCTCTTTTTGCTTCTTTATTCCAGATCTCTATGATCTTCTTTGGTTCAATATTATACCACTTAGATTTTTTATTTTTAGTAACTTTCTTAGCTACCTTGTCTGCATCAAATGGTTTCTTTAATTTAGATATTACAGATGTAACACTTGTCCATTTAATATTTGAATCATCTAAACTAGTATAAGAATGATCTTTTTCATTAAATAATAAATTCATAATTACTCATTAAGTTGATCTAATATATCTTCTTCTTTTTCAGTCATTAATGCTTCCCACTCACCTAGTGGACATTCTGATGATAAAGACCTAACCTTAAAAGCTAAAGAACAGCCACACTCATTACAACAAGGGGCTGTTCCTGGAACTTCACATTTATCTCCTTTACTAGGACATAAATCACATAATACCATTCTTTTAGCTGCTACATCTTCTACAAATGCATCTCTAATAACTGAATTTTTAATTCCTTCATAAATCTTTTTTCTATTCTCCCAAATCTTTTTTAAGTTCATTTTTAGTTTCTTTAAATTGTATTTTACGTTGACGTTCTTCTTCATGAAGAACAGTCAGATTGTTAAGTAATTCTAATTTGTTTTCTAAGCTCTTTTTGTTGTAGTATGCAGCAAATGTAGAAGTATCATGATTATTAAGTGCTTTTGTACATCTATCTATAGCTTTTTTAACTAGGTTATGTCTTGATACAAAATGACCTAAACCATCTATATTCAATCTAGTACATTTTAAATTACTCATTATTGTTCTACATTCTGAATAATAAAAATCTACTAAATCATCTACTAATTGTTCATTTACTTCTAAATCTTTACTTACTGTGTTTATATACTTTTTACTCTTCTTTGGAATCATTAGCAAAAAATTTATAATCTAACAGTATACTACCTTTAATTTGTATTTTTAAGTTTGGGTTTAAGAGAATCATTTTTTTATTCTTAGGATCCTTTATTATAAGTTTATATTTTTCTGATTTGTTAAGTGAATTTCTAACTGATTGAGGTGATTTAAAAATAGAATCGTCTTCTGCAGATGCATCAGAACAAAAATTACTAAGCTCTATTGGTTGATTAAGAGCTAATAATGTCAAACAATCAAGATCAGAATTACTTAATATAATCTTATTAAGATAACAGTGGGTGATTATTTGATACTTTACAATATCCCATTTATTAATCTTAACTTTTTTTTGAACTTGATTTACAACTGCCATTTTTTAAGTCCGTTTTAGTTTACTTCTTTTTGTTGTCTTCTTATCCTGTGTAGGAGCAGATGGTTTTTCTATATCTTCATCTGAACCTTCTGGTGGTTGAGTACTAGCCATCATCATTTGCCATTGATACTGTAAGTTAGCTCTTTTGAATCTTGCTTCTTCTACATCAGTAAGAAGTTTTTCATACTTTAATTGTGACTCTAAATAAGGAACTGATTCATCATAGAATCTTTTCATTTCTTCTTTTCTTGCATCTAGTTCTTCTGCTGATAAATTTTCTGGATTTTCCATTGGTTTTTAATTTTGGTTTAAACAAATATATAAATAAAGTTTAAACTACAGAAGTTTAAATAAAAAAACCTGGGCTATTAAACCCAGGTTGTAATCATTAATCAATTAACCTTTATGAACAAAGGATCTTTACACTTTGTTTTCTGCTTCTACCTGCAGAATCATTTCAAAGTGAATTTTTGCAATTCTATCTCTACCTTCTTCAGATAGAAGATATTTGTGACAGTTATCGTAATTAGTCATAAAAAAGTTCTCAGAAAGTATTGCAGGCATAGTAGTATCCATAAGAACTGTAAATTTTGCTTCTTTATCTGGATCTCCATCTGATGTAGATTGCCTCATATACTCCCCCTTAAACTCTCTTACAGCTTTCTCAAATAGAATAGTTGCTATCCCATCTGATTTAGTTTCACCTGGAGATGTGTAAACCTCCCAACCAT